TGATGTAGAAAAGGGCGAGTAATAGACCCGCCACAATTCGCCCCTAACCTATGCGCGTGAAACAGCGCGTTTAGCTAGAGAAATACCTTTATAAGCTAAAGCAATACCAACAATTAAAACACCAGCGCCACCGACAAAAGTCGCAACTGCTGTTAAATCTACCGCAGTAAAAATAGCATCCATAATAAAACCCCTTTTTTAGTTGGTCGAAATTGACCGATTTTTTGTGCGAAATGCACTACACTTTTTTAATAACCTGACGAGCATTTTTAATGCAATAGCCAAGAAACCAAAAAAACATATAAGTACCAAAGCCCCAAGTAAAAGATTGGGCTATCTCTAAAGAGTTGACATTTTCTAAACCCTGATAGAAATCGGCTTTGGTTTTTAACTCGCTATATTCATAAACTGAAGAAATGACATAACCAGAACAGTTTTCATTTGTACTGGTAGATTCTCTGAAAACTGAATAATTTCCAGAGGTATCAGAGCCGTTTGAATCTAAGATATAACAAGCCATGAATTAGTTACTTTTTAACTGGAACTAGCATTGTGTTAAATGGTGAAAGTTCAAGTTTTCCATATTTATTAGCCTGATAAGATGAAAGGCAGATATTGTAGTCGCCAACAGGGAGAACTTCGTTAATATCATCGTGTGAAATTTTTATTTGTTGAGGAAAAGCACCGCCATTGTGCATATACGCCCTTTGTTCAAAAGTGATTCGATCTACACCTGTATCTCTATTTTTAAAGACTCGCTTCTCTGGTGATTCGTGACCAGAAACAATTTGTATTAGTAATGAACTCATTTATTTTATCTCCTAAAAAGCCGAACTATTTCGCGCCTGTTTAGTGATACTAAATGAAAGTGATACAAAGTGTCAATAACATTTTGTGTCAAAATGGGTTATATTTAGAAAACTAGCTAATAAATATGGAATTAAAATGAAAACAGAATCAATTAGGGTAAAAAATGAGGATGGTGAAAAAATCAGACAGGCGAGCAGGGAATTATCAGCGGAATTACAAATGCGAATAACTAGTTCGGATGTAATACATGAATTGATGGAGTGCTTAGAAAATGGAAAGAAAAGAATTAAGGCGAAAGTTAAGGATGCTAGCGAGAAAGAAGAACGTTAGCTTACGTAGACTTTTAAGGCAATTAGAGAAATAAAAATAAAAATAAAATAGGTAGTTTAGGCTACCATTTTTTTTAGTTCTTCCCATGAATTAACAGCTACAAGTTCAATAACATTCCTTGAGAAAGGCATAACTTCCCCACTTTGAAAATCGGCTTGGGTTAAACCTGCATGCAATGCTATTTGTTTGTGTCTTTGAAAGGTGGCCTTACTCATTAAAGAATCTTCATTTTTTGGGCTGTAAACATTTATATGCCCGATAGTTTTAATTAAATTCCATGTTGCAAAAGCTTTTAATCCTAGACCTGATTTATAACCTAGTTCAATACTGGCTTTTTCAAATTTTGATTTTATTTCTTTTGTGTTCACTGTGTTTATTCCTCTGCCCACTCGACTATTCCAAAATTGATGGAACATCTTCTCTAGGTCTTTATGTGTTAATTGATACCAGTGTCTTTTAGGCATTTTATAGCTAGAACCGATTTTTTTCAAATCTTGTTTAAAATAACGTGAATTAAATTGTGCCTCATAACGTATTAAACCAGAGGAATAAATTAGGCGTTTTGATATTTCTGATGCTTTATCATGATATATACAAAGTGTTTTTATTTTTTCAATTTCAGAATCTTTACATAATGAGATTGCAGAATCTAGGGCGTAATGATCGAAAGAATTATCATCATTAATGGCTTTCATGACTTGAGGGAATCTTTTATTGAAATCTCGTTTTAGCTGTTTTCCTTTTGCATACATTTTACCACTAACAACTTGATTGCCTTTAGAAATATAGACAGAATCGCCATACGTAGCAGTTTGATAGCGCCCTGCTTCGGCTTTTCTATGATGATTTAGAACTTTTTCGACTTCTCCTGCATTGCCTAAAAAATAATTTTGAGTAATGTCGAGACGCGTAATATCCCATTGCGTGTAGGCTGGTAAAACGATGCCTAGTTGTTTTTGAACAAACTTAAACATGAGAAGAAAATTTTCTTTTATGTCGGTAGAGCCGAAAACATTATCATGTAAATCTAGCGGGTCAGGAAAAAGGCGAGCAGGGCTACCAGTCATTTGAAAATGACCGCCTAATGAACAGGTGACTTGATGTGTATCGCTCCTGATAGATTCTCGTCTAAAAGACTCATATTCGATAGTTCCATCGGGATTAATAGATAAAATAAGCCCTGAATTTTGTCTGAGCTTTTCGAGGGTTTCAGGGAGCATTTTCGAGATGCAAACCTTAGCAGTTATATAATCAAGAAGCATAACTGAACCTTTTTGAAACGGTAAACAAATAACTAAAAGTCTCACCTGTGAGACAATCCCCAAGTGTTACTAGAAACTTGGGGAAAAAGCCTTTTTCCGAGCCTCTCCCGCAAGCGGGTGCCCTCTCAAAAAAAGAGCTTTTTCTTGTGTGTTTGTAATTATTATTCTTCATATAATTTCACTCAAGTTTCATTTGGTCGTTAAAAGAAAAGACAGGTTTAGCAGGAAGAAGGATTTTTTACTTTGTGTTAACTCTGGAGGGTTAGTTCTCCAGAGTTAAGCTTTTTGAACAAAGTGCGTTACCGCTTCGCTCCATTGCTACGCAATAAAAAATTAGTATTCAGATTTACTAAATTGTTTTTCTGCTAATTCGGGATCTAAATTAAAAGCACATTCATTACATACATTATGAAAATTACCACTTTCAAATTCACAATGGCATTGTTCACAAATATTAATATCTTCGTTATCTATATAAGGCATTGTTTAAATATCCTCGAAAGTTAAAGTTATACTCATTCCATCTTCAAAGGAAAAAGTTTTGTATATAGTGCCAAGGGTAGAAAATGTACGCAAAGAATTTTTTTGAGTAACAAGGTTATAAACAAAACATTCTGATTTTATATGTAATTCTACAAAAAAAACATCATGGTTAGGTAAATAAGTTATTGATATTTCAGCATCATCAAATTGATTGTATTTAGTTATAAATTCTGAAAGTTGTAATGTATTTCTAGTTATTTTATTCATTTTATTGGCCTATTATTTATTTAATTGAAAAAAATGTTTTTAATTTATAGAAATCTTCTTTTGTAAAAAGATCAATAGTTCCAACATAGGTATCATTTATGAGCATAGATATACAATAATGAGATCCCGCGTCTTCATCATGGTAATAATGAGACAATTTTAATGAGTCAATTAGGATAGATAAAGCGCCAGATTGGACATGCAAACCAGATTCATTTTCCATAGTAGTGAAATGATAAGAACCTTTAAAGGGACTATCAATTGTTAACTCTTTCATTTTATTTCTCCAAACCTAAAGCGTTAATACGTAAATACTTAATTTCTAAAATTCTTTTTTCTAATTCAGCGTTCATTTTAAAACCATTCACTCTAGAATAAAAAGCATATCTGTATGACGGCAAACCACGACCACAACAGTCATTTGCAATTAAATCTTGATGCTTTAATAGGTACTTTTCTGCTATTTTAAATTTTGCGAATTCATGTTTTATATGCCAATCATAAGGTGAATCATCTGGTAATTTTGGTAATGAATTAATTTCTTCTCTACAATCTATAATTAAATTTCTTCTTAAATCTGTCATTAGTTTACTCCGTAAAAATTTTGACATCTGGGTTAATGTGATCTAGTTCGTGTTCAAGTTGATCTAAAACATTATGCAAAGTGTCATAAATTTCATTTTGTTTGGAAGTGTAATTTTCCTCATTGTTTTTGAGTTTATTTTCAAGTTGTTCTTTGAGTTGAAAAAGTTCATTTAATTTTTTGTTATACATTATTTTATCCGTTTTGTTAGTGTAAGTTAATTATAACGGAATTAAATTAAAAGTAAAGTTTTAATTTAAAATAAAAGATTTAATTTAAAAAGATGCTAATTCAGTTAAAAAGTAACTAATTAACAGAGGTTGTTTTTTCAATTGATTGGTTAGCAACTTTAACACCCTGACGAGGTGAATCACAGGTAATGAACTCTTGATAATCATGATATTTAATTTCAACTATACAATTTGCTAAAACTTTTACATCATAACCGGCACGAGCTAAATCTTGGTTGCTAATGGTAAAAACATGTTGACCGTTTTGTTGTGCTGAAAACTGAAAAACTCTAACAGTTTGACCATAATCTAAGTCATCATAGTAGCCAGAAACAGAAAGACTTAATTTGTAAAAAGGATGGTAATTTTTAGAATTAGCAACAATCTTATTATATTCGGCCTGCCTTGGCGAAAGGTCAGGCAATGGTTGAGGTGTAATTTCATGTTGTAGAGGTTGGTTAATACGATTCTTTGGTAATGACTTGTTATCTAGATGTTGACGTGAATTTTTATCAATAACGGGGCGTTTAACTTCTTGAGCCACCTCTTTTACAGGTTCGTCACCGTATTTTGTTTGAAAAGTAGAATAAAGCTTGATGCAAATAAAAACGAAGAAAAGCGCAAAAACTAAAGATAGTTTAATAGTCCAGTGTTTCCACCAGACTGAAATGTCGTTTGATGAAGCCTCTTTTACTGAACTTTTACTTTTTGTATGAGATTGATAGAAAGCAAAATATTTTTTTTCATAGTGTCGTTCATGAGTGGCTATGACTGAATTGTTTGTATTACCGCAACCATCATGTACTTTTAAAATGTATTTATTATCTTGACCGTTAAAAGTTTGTTTTATAGCTCTATAACCATTTTGAACCATGTCTTTGATATCGCGATTAACCTTTCTAAAATTTTGCGTGATTAAGTAAATATCAAAACCATAATGTCTGTGCATTGAGAAAAATTCGGTAAGCTCTTTTTCTGTACCAGATTGGGGCATAGCTAGATGGCATTCATCTATAAAAAAAGCGACTTTTTGACCTTTTTCGTTTTCCCAGTCTGAATATTGTAAATAATGGTCTTTTTTAGAAAATGGGCGTTGTCAG